GTTACACCCTCTTTTGAACGTCCATTATTGGTTGAACCCGCTGTAGTACTAAGCGTGTACTTATTACCAATGAAACTTACAGCAGGAGTTCCTGCAGTAAACTGTGCTTCATAGATAATTGCAGGATCTACATACACATAGGCTTCGGCATCTGCCCCACCTAGAGTTGCGAGATCTGCGGTCCACTGATTAGACCAAGTTGGGGTGCCATCGGTAGCAGTATACTGCACACCGTAAAAAACACCTGCGGGAGTGCTTGTTGCACCAGCCTGATTTATATAGCCCGAAGAAAGCGTTACAACATCACCGCTAAAAATAGCAGTGTTATAGCCACTTGCAATACGCATTTTCTTGGGTCTAATAATCCCACCGTACATATGGGAGGCGGGTGTAAAGCCGTTAGGGGCATCTACGTTTGCCATTTTAAAACCCTCCTAAAGAGTCATGAGAAAAGTTAATCGGCATCAACAGTACGTCGACTACCGAACTCCGTTTTTGAGCTCCTTTGAATGTCTCCCTTTCGGATAGGCATTCTAGGATCACTATCTCGCATTAAATCGTTGTCGACTCCGTACAACTGGCTATCCGTTACGTTTTTATAGTAAGCGTTTCGTTCAGCTACGGTTTCTTCAGGAATTTTTGCGAGAATTAGCCCACCAACTCCAATCACACCCGCGTGCCTTCCGTCGTCAATAGTAGGAGCATCAAAATCGGGATAATCCGCTGCTTTCACAGGTTCAAATCCTTCACGAATACGCTTAGACATATTCGCTCGATCATCATGTCCTCTGACTTCGGCACGTATCCACCTGTGTTTATATCCATCAGGTGCTGTAGGGGCATCAAGCATTGAAGGCGGTTGCCATGGTTTTCTGCGAGTTTTAGATTCTCGTGCTTCAGCAGATCTGGAGACTCGATCTGTCATTTTATTCTCCTTAGACGTATTTTGCATACTCTTCAACGGGCACACCAATTCTTTTTGCAATTGCAACTTGTGAGGGTGTGAGACTCACTTTGCGTGCTCCACGATTAGCTGGACTAGCTCCACGACTAGAACCGGCTACTTGCTGTGACTGCACGTGTTTCGGCTGTTCAAACTTATGGGGAAAATTTTCCCTAAGCTGTGAATTAAGCTCTTGATAATACTCATCGGAAGTAGGATCAACTCCCCCTCGTTTAAGATCTTCATCAATCGCCATTGCCGCACTCGTCATAATTCGGTCTTGACCAAACCATGAATTCTTTTCGGCCCACGCTTCAGCTTTTACATCTCTAGGCGGTGGCTGTTTTGGTGAATTTACTTGATTAGCTTGACGATTACTAGTCAGTCTTCGTCTATTTTGTAATTTTTGACGGTTTTGAGCTTTTTGAACATTTTGATTTTCTAAGGCAGTTTGCGCTACAGCTTCGGTAGCTAAGGCAATTGCTTCAGAATCCCCTAGATCTTGAGCTTCTCGTAAAGCTCGTCTAGCTCGCTCACTATCAGACTTAACTCTAGCCTGATACTCGTTAACTAAACTAGCGTCTGAAGAAGACAATCTAGTTTGTAACGTAGATTTTTCCTTACTTAGATTTTGAGCGTAGTTAATCGCTTCATCACGCTGACGTTCAGCTTCCCTCATCCGATAAGTTAACTTATCAATTCTCTTTTTTACAGTATCACTATAATCTTCTAGTTCGGCAGCTTGATTAGGCTCCTCACTAAAATCTGAGTCGGGTTGACGTTCTTGAATGACATCCGCAGCGTGTACATCGACTTCTTCGTCAGGTAGTATTAATTCAATTTGTTGTTCGGACATGGGTCCTCCTTATTGCAGAATAGATTCAGGATCTGAGATAACAGCTAAAATCTCATCGTCGTTTAAAAGACGCATATCGCCTCCTTCAATACGAAAACGAGCACCAGCGTATCTCCCAAAAATTACCCAGTCACCTTCCTTACACCAAGGTCCATTAGGGAATTTATCTGGATCTGCGTATGCACTTGGTCCTAAAGAAACGACTAAACCAACAATTGTGGCAATCTTTTCTTTATCCAGTGTTTGTTTCGCAAGCATAATCCCACCACGGGTTTTTTGGCTTGGTTCAAAAGGCAGAATTAACATTCTGTATCCTGTTGGAACAGGAAGCTTATCAGCGTGTGTATCTATATTTTCAGCTGTGATTTTATTTTCTTCTGGAACACAATGTTCTTCTGAAGAACCGAAATTTAGAACACGATCGGGTACTGTTGAGTTAGTCATCAATCTCTTCCATTCTTGAGTGCAGGTTTACTATTTCTTGCTCAGTGAAATTTAAACCTGAAATTTCCCCAGCAATTCGCTGGTACTGAGCAAAGTCTTGTGCGCTTCCCGTAGCAAGCGTATGCGTGAGAGCCTCTTGACGCTCACGAATCTTTTTGAGTAAGAACTCAGAATACTTAATAAAATCCATTGGCTACTTTATGTAGCAAGTAAAAGAAGTTCCTTTAGTTGCAGCACCGGTTCCCCGGATTTTCTTCTGCTCACCTTCTTCGTAAACATACCCTGCTTTTACTTCTTTTGCTTTGGCGAAACCTTTGTCAGAAGCAGACATTGAGTCTACTTTAACTTTCTTCGGACGCCTGTCCCCCGAACTGGGGTACTGTTTGCTTTCATACCTCATCGTTTTTTACCTCTTTTTCTTTGTCCTTGACTTACAGGACCTTTCCTTGGAGGAGGCCCTTTTTTAACACCTTTCATTAGGTCTGCTCTCTTGATTCTTTAACTAATCTAGCTAAGTTTGTTAGGTTAGTATCTGCAGAGCGTTCATCACGGAGTTCTACTTCTCGTAAATCCGCAGCGATTTTAACATCGGTTTGACGTTCTTGTGAATCAATCTTCTCAAGCTCTAACTGACCTTTTTGTTCGACTTCTTTTTCTCGAAGTCTTAGCTTCTCAGCTTCAAGTGCCATCTGCTGTTCGAACATTTCACGCTGTGGGTCTGGAACTTCCATCGCCTGTTGCAATGCTTGTTCTTGACCTGTAATCTCTTGAGTAGCTTGCGCAGCCGCCATCGCAATTTGATTCTCATACTCAGGAGGAATCTGAGGCATTTTACCATCAGGTCCGGGTTGCGGTAATTGAATACCTTGTTGAGACAATAACTGTTCAACTTGTAATCGATACTTCAGCGCCTGATGCTGCTGGATATGTGCGTTTAAGGCTTGAACCGCAGCAGGGTTTTGAGCCGCAGCAGGATTCTGACTAAACGATAAATGAGTCTGAATATGCGCATCGTGATTCTGTTGAATAAAGGCTTGCAGCGGAACAGTTTGTAATGAATCTTGATTTTCCTGTACAGGATCTTTAGGTGCAGGAGGCGTATCCGGGATCAATATATCGTCGATATCCTGAATATTAAGTGCGATATACATCTTGCGGAACGCAGCTTTTAGATTATGGATCTGAGGAGCACTCTGAGCCATCTGAAGCTGTGTCTGTGCTAAAATGATTCTCTGCGTAGTACTAAAGATATTAGGATCAGATACAGGGATAACATCAACTTGATTGCCAAAGTCTTCTCTGAATACGGTTTGTTGTGCTCCCTGTACCTGATATGGGTATTCAGGGGGTAATACCTCCCCGAAAATTCTTTTTAAAATCTTAAACTCACTCTTCTGAGCCCAATGCAATCGCTTATGGATTGCTGAAATAACTCTTTGGCCTCGCTCAAGCATTGCTATCGTAGAACCAACCGGAGCGTTTTGATTAGCTTCTGCACCACCTTGGTCTATTACAGAAGCAAACCGTTTCCCTGATTCGACTAGAACACCTAAGAGATTAGATAAAGTGGCACTTGGCTCTTTATAGGGCAACGGTAGGAATGAGTCTCGGATAGTTCCTCCGGGAGTATCGACATCACGCCACTCTCCCGGTTGAATTGGATCATCAGCTCTCTGGATATTTAGCCCTCGAGACTTAAACCCAGCAGGTAAATTAGCAAGCGTTCCCGCGTCAATTAGCTGTCGCAACAAAGAAGTAGCCGATTTAGTTACACCACCAATCATATGAATTAAACCAAAGCCGTAAAATCCTAAGCCCGGTAAAAACTTATAATGGGTGAAGTATTCAATCTTCTTTCGTAGTGGATCTTCTTCTGAGTAATTCCGCCGAATACTTAATACGTCTCGAGTATCTTTGCAAATTGTGACGATATACGGAACA